TTTGTACGAACGGCTGCCGCGCTGAGTGCTCAACGGTGTGCCAATACGCTTCTTTCGACAAGCGCCTCGACGGCGTTTGTTGGGCAACTTGTGCAAATCGAAGCTGGGGCTGGTGTTGCGATTGACATCACGCTCCGTATTGGTCTTCCACAACTTGAACTGGGGTTCTACGCTACATCAGTGATCCCCACAACTAATGCAGAAGTTACCCGTGCTTTAGACCAACCGTCTGTGAACACGCTAACGCCTTGGTACAACGCAGTTGAGGGTTCAATTGTTGCTGAATACCAACTTTCACCCAACTCTGCGCAAACGATTACTACGACTCGGACTGCTGTAGATTTTACAGATGGGACCGCGAATAATCGGATTGCAATTCGTGCAATAGTAAACGCAACTCTTTTAGACGCAATTACTATTCGATCTGGTGCGGGGGTTATTGATACTTTCCCTACAAACGCGCCTGCGGTTGGCACATCGCCCAGAGTTATTGCAACAGCATTTAAGGCAAATGATTACGCAGCATCTGCAACTGGCGCAACAACAATTGCAACATTAGCTGGGGGTCCAATGCCCATTGGCGTTAATAATTTACGTCTTGGTGGGATCGTGGCAAGCACTAGCATTAATCAACTTGGCGGGTGGCTGCGCCGTTTCACTTACTATCCGCGCCGCATGACCAACGCTGAGTTGCTTGCCCTCACAGCGTAAGGACAGCTGTGTACATTAACCACTTTCACCGTACTGGCCCGTTGACCAGGGAATCTTAGGATTCATTTAATGTCTGATGAAGTTGAAGTAGCGGAGCAAATTTCCGCGCCTGAGCAGGTGGCTACGGCAGCGCCCGCACCAGAAGACCAAACGCCGGAAGTAGCTGACGAAGCACCCTCGGGGAAACTGTTCACGCAGGAAGAACTGAACGCTGAGTTTGGCAAGCGCCTCGCAAGAGAGCGCCGCAAGATGGAGCGAGAGTTTGCTGCAAAGCAAGCTGACACATTCAAGCCGCCCGTACCGGACGATCTGCACACGCCAGAGGCTCAGGCTGAGGCATCGGTCTATCAAAAGGCCGAGCAGTTGATCCGAGAACGAGAGGCCCAGCGTCAGCAAGCTGAAACTCTTGAGAGTTACCGTGACAAGGAAGAAGAAGCACGGGACAAGTACGACGACTTCGAGCAAGTTGCGTACAACCCCAATCTTCGGATCACCGATGTGATGGCTCAAACGATCCATGCGTCTGAAATTGGCCCAGATGTGGCTTATTTCTTGGGGGCAAACCCCAAAGAAGCGGATCGCATTTCCAAGTTGCAGCCTTTCATGCAGGCCAAAGAAATCGGGAAACTTGAAGCCAAATTGGTCGATAATCCCATCGTTAAGAAAACGACTAGCGCACCACCCCCGCTTGCGCCAGTCAATGCGCGTTCTTCTGGTGTGCGCAGCTTTGACACTACCGATCCCCGGTCCATCAAGACCATGAGCGCAAGCGAGTGGATTGAAGCTGACCGAGCTAGGCAGATGAAGAAGTTTGAGCGCACCCGCTAAATCAACTTTGAAAGGAAATTTGCCGTGGCAAATAGCATTCTGACCATCGACATGATCACCAGGAAGGCCCTGGAGATCCTTGAAAACAACCTGGTGCTGACTCGCAACGTCAACCGCCAATACGACGACTCGTTTGCCGTTGAAGGCGCGAAGATCGGTTCGACCCTGCGGATTCGTCTGCCTGACCGCGCTCTGGTGACTGACGGCGCCGCCCTGCAAGTGCAGGACGACAACGAGCAGTTCACCACCCTGACCGTTGCTTCGCAGAAACACATTGGTGTGAACTTCACCAGCGCTGAACTGACGATGCAGTTGGACGACTTCGCAGACCGCGTGCTGAAGCCTCGTATCAGCCAGCTAGCGGCCAGCATCGACGCTGATGTGGCCAACGCCTTCCGCACCATTGGCAACACGGTTGGCACCCCCGGCACCACGCCGTCCACCTCGCTGGTTCTGCTGCAAGCCCAGCAGAAGCTGAACGAGAACGCCGCCGTGATGTCGCCGCGCTACGCCACCGTCAACCCGGCTGCAAACGCTGGCCTGGTGGAAGGCATGAAGGGTCTGTTCAACCCGACTGACACCATCAGCAAGCAGTTCAAGAACGGCATGATGGGCACGGGCGTGCTTGGTTTCGATGAAATCAACATGAGCCAGTCGATCAAGCAGTTCACCACTGGCTCGCGCACTGCCACCGGCGGCACGACCTCGGCGGCAGTTACGACTGAAGGTGCAGCCACCATCGCCATCACTGGCGCTGGTAATGCCGCTACTGTCCGCGCTGGTGATGTGTTCACCGTGGCTGACTGTTTTGCGGTCAACCCGCAGACCCGTGAGTCCACTGGCTCGCTGTTCCAGTTTGTTGCGCTGGCTGATGTTACGCTGAACGCCTCTGGCGCTGGTAACATCACCGTGGCTCCGATCTACTCGGCAAACCACGCGCTGGCCACCGTCAACACCCTGCCGGCCACCAGCAAGGCCGTGGTCTTTGTGGGCACTGCCTCGACGCAGTACCCGCAGAACCTGGTCTATCACAAGGACGCCATCACGTTCGCCACCGCTGACCTGCTGCTGCCGCAAGGCGTGGACATGGCTGCACGCGCCGTCCACAATGGCATCAGCCTGCGCGTTGTCCGCCAGTACGACATCAACAACGACCGCATGCCCTGTCGTATTGACGTTCTGTACGGTTACAGCACCATTCGTCCGCAGATGGCCTGCCGCGTCTGGGGTTAACTTGAAACGGGGGCTACGGCCCCCTTTCCGAATCACATCTGAAAGGACTTCATCATGGCTCTCCCCAATGGCGCTGGTGGCTACCAGCTTGGTGACGGTAACGTCAACGACCCGTTTATTGATCTGACCGCCGATCCGGTGGCAATCACTGCCACGGCCACTCTTACTCCGGCGCAAGTGCTGAACGGTCTGATCCTGGCCAACAGCGGTGTTACCGCTGCAGCCCAGACCTACACGCTGCCCACGGTTGCGGAACTGGAAGCGGTGCTGATCAACTCTGACCGGATCGGCACCACGTTCACCTTCCGCGTGGTGAACTTGGGCACCTCGTCTGCTACCGCAATCATTGCGGCTGGCACCGGGTGGACGGTTTCTGGTTCGCTGACCATGACCATCCCGGTTACTACGGGTGCCTCTATGGTTGCCCGGAAATCGGCGGCTGGTGCTTGGACGCTGTACCGCGTGGCCTAATTGACTAGGGGGCTTCGGCCCCCGTTTTTGAAAGGATTGGTATGACGACCAACACCAAACCAATTGGCGTTGCCTACGAAGACCAAAACATTGTTGGTGCAGACCGCATTCTCAGTGACAATGAACTTGGGTACACGGTAGCAGCGCAAGGCACAGTCACTCAGCTGACTGATAAAAGCACCGCAGTTACGCTGAATAAATCGGCTGGTCGAATTACGATGAACGCGGCGTCTCTCGGCGCCGCGACCAACGTGTCCTTCACGCTGAACAACTCGCTCATCAGTTCCAATGACACGTTGATTCTGACGATCTCAAGCGGCGCGACGGTCGGGGCGTACAACTGCTGGGTGAACAGCCTGACTGCGGGCACGGCGTCGATCACGCTGCGCAACACCACGGGCGGCGCGTTGGCCGAGGCCGTGGTTATCAACTACTCGTTGATCCACTGTGTCTGATGGCGGGGGGCTTCGGCCCCTTGTTTTAACTCAACGTCCCGCGTAGGAAATTCACATGGCTATCACATCTCAGGAAATTATCTACAAGTCGTTGCGCCTGCTTGGTGTGTTGGCTTCTGGCGAAGCTCCTACTGCGTCTGAAGCGCAAGATTCGTTGTACAGTCTCAATTCACTGATTGATTCGTTCAGTTCGAATCCTCAGTTTTATTTCTACACCAGCGACGAGATATTCTCACTGGTGGCTGGGCAAACTGCCTACGCTATTGGAAATTCATCTGTACAAATTGCGTCAATCACTCGCGTTACCACAACGGCCACCGCAACTACGGTAAACCCGCATGGTCTTGAATCTGGAAACCGAGTAACTGTTTCGGGCGCTACCCAGCCGGAATACAATGTCACCGCATCCATCACGGTGACTAGCCCCACGAAGTTTACATACACCGTGGCGGCTACTCCAGCTACTCCAGCTACGGGTTCTCCCGTGTTTACGTCGGCAGACTTCAACGTCTCAAGGCCGATTCGACTTGTTGGAGGATTCACCCGCAGTGGTACGCTTGACACACCACTTGGGTTGATTACCGAGCAATACTGGAACAACATTGAGTACAAATCTCTTGCTGAAAATCCCCCTGTAAAGATTTTGTACCGTCCCAGTGCGCCGTTTGGGCAAGTAATTCTGTACCCCACGCCTACCAGTACACCGCCAACATTGCACATTCGTTCTGAAAAAATGATCTACCAGTATAGTTCACTGGTGGACACGCAATTTCTGCCTCCTGGTTATCAACGGTTGCTTGAACTGTCATTGGCTGTTGAGTTGGCGCCGGAATATGGTTCTCGCGCAGCGCCGGAAACTGTGGCGTATCTCAAAACGTCTTTGGCAGACACGATCCGCACCAACATCCAAAAATTGCCGTCATCTAAGATTGGCGCAATCCCGGCATCTAACACATACACGGATGTTACAACGCCAAACGGCGTCATTGGCCAACCTAATGGAGGCGTGGCATGACAATGACCGCACGCGACATGATTGCCAGCGCCCATCGGCTATTAAACTTAGCCAACGCTGGTAATGTGCTGCCCGAAGCGGTCTACCAGGATAATTTGCCTGCGTTGAATCGGCTGATTGATTCGTGGAACACTGAGCGATTGGCTGTGTTCTCCACTCAAGACCAAGTGTTTGACTGGCCTGCTGGCACGATCAGTCGCACGCTTGGACCTACTGGCGACTTTGTGGGGAACCGGCCCATCTTGTTGGACGACGCGACGTACTATCGCGACCCCAGCACAAACGTCAGTTTCGGCATTAAGATAATCAACCAACAACAGTACGACGGTATTGCGGTCAAAACCGTTACCTCAACGTATGCCCAAGTGCTGTGGGTCAACATGTCGTACCCAAACATTGAGATGTATTTGTACCCAGTGCCCACGCGCTTGGCGCAATGGCATTTCATCTCTGTGGACGAATTGACGCAACCCGCAACGCTGGCTACGGAATTGTCGTTTCCACCGGGTTATCTGCGTGCGTTTACTTACAATCTAGCTTGTGAAATTGCACCTGAGTTTGGCGCTGAACCGTCACCTACTGTGTCGCGAATTGCCATGACCAGCAAGCGCAATCTCAAACGCATCAACAACCCCGAAGACATCATGTCAATGCCGTACTCGCTGGTTGCTACCCGCCAGCGATTTAACGTATACGCTGGCAACTACTGAACATGAAAACACCCATCCTTGGGTCGTCCTACGTTGCCCGCAGTGTCAACGCTGCGGACAATCGGATGGTCAATCTGTTCCCCGAGGTCTTGCAGGAGGGCAAGGAAGCTGGATGGTTGCAACGTGCGCCAGGCTTGCGCCTGCTTGCCACGATTGGCAGCGGCCCTATCCGAGGTGTGTGGGCGTTTGCCAGCAGTGCATCTGTTGCGTTTGTGGTGTCTGGCAACGAGTTGTACAAGATCAACACCTCGTACACCGCCGCACTGGTGGGCACTGTAACAGGTAGTGGCCCCGTCAGCATGGCTGATAATGGCACACAGTTGTTTGTGGCATGCAATCCCGATAGTTACATCTACAACAACTCGACAGGTGCGTTTTCGCAGATTACCGACCCGGATTTTCCCGGCGCTGTGACGGTTGGTTATCTTGACGGTTACTTCGTTTTTACGGAACCAAACAGCCAGAGAATCTGGGCAACTACGCTGTTTGACGGCACTTCAGTTGACCCGTTGGACTTTGCCAGTGCAGAGGGGTCGCCCGATGGTGTTGTCAGCATGATCGTTGACCACCGCGAGGTGTGGGTGTACGGCACCAATTCGGTTGAGGTTTGGTACGACACTGGGGCAACCGATTTTCCGCTGCAACGCATCCAAGGGGCGTTCAACGAGATTGGCTGCGCTGCAACATATTCCGTCGCCAAGATGGACAACGGGTTGTTTTGGCTTGGTGCTGACGCCCGAGGCCGAGGCATTGTTTACCGTGCCAACGGTTACACTGGCCAGCGCATCAGCACGCACGCTGTTGAGTGGCACATCCAGTCCTACGGCAACATCTCCGACGCCATCGCGTACACCTACCAGCAAGACGGCCACTCGTTCTACGTTCTGACGTTCCCCAGCGCCAACAAAACCTGGGTCTACGATGTGGCAACGCAAGCCTGGCATGAGCGAGCAAGCGGGAACGACAATCAGTATCGACACCGCAGCAACTGCCAAATGGCATTTGCTGATGGGATTGTTGTGGGTGATTTTGAAAACGGCAACATCTACGCGTTTGATCTAGATGTTTACGCTGACAATGGTGCAATTCAAAAGTGGTTGCGGTCATGGCGAGCGTTGCCTCCTGGGCAAAACAATCTGACGCGCACAAACCACCACTCGTTACAATTGGACTGTGAGTCTGGTGTGGGGCTTGATGGCACCGTGCAGGGTTCCGATCCGCAAATCATGTTGCGCTGGTCGGACAATGGTGGCCACACATGGTCTAGTGAACATTGGATGCCATTGGGTACGATTGGAAATTACAGTCAGCGCGTGTTATGGCGCCGCCTTGGCATGACAATCAAGTTGCGCGACCGAGTCTATGAAATCAGCGGTACTGACCCGATCAAGATTGCTATCATGGGTGCTGAACTAATCTTGTCCCCCACTACGTCGTAATGGCCGCATCTCCAAACGCCACCCCGACACCAATCACCCCACCTCGGGTGGCGGTGCTTGACCCTCGCACGGGCCTCATCAGCCGCGAGTGGTACATGTTCTTCTTGAGTTTGTTCCGCGTTGCCGAGGGGAGTGTCAACGCGGACACCAGCGGACCAACCACAGCTTCGTTGGTGGCATCGCTGGACGCTGCGATTGACCGTCTTCAACAAGAAGTGCAAACTCAGCCGGTGTCGGTGCTTGAGCAAGTGCAGCCACTGCTGGACGCGCTAGCGTTGGAGTTGCAAACCCAAGCGTTGTCCGTCATCGAGCAAGTACAACCATCGCTGGACGCGTTGGCGCTGGAACTGCAAACTTTACCTCGGGTTGACCCAGAAGTTTCGGCTAGGTTTATCCTACCGTTTAACATTACACCAGGCGCATCTCCTTACACTTACCAGAATACAAACACATACCCTGCCGATGTTATTGTCAGCGGCGGAACCGTGTCTGCGATTGCGTTTTCACGCAATAACGTAACTTTTTACACAACGGGTGGAACTACTGGGGTGTTTCAATTGTCACCGTATGATTTTCTGCGGGTGACTTATACAGTAGCTCCAACAATGACTCTTGTGCCGAGGTAATAAATGGCTAGTCTTTCTCCAGCACCGAAACTGCAATTTTTTGACGCCAATGGTGATCCGTTGGTTGGCGGCAAACTTTATTCTTATATTGCAGGTACAACCACTCCGCTGGCTACTTACACAAGTCAAGACGGATCAACACCAAACGCCAACCCAACTATTCTCAATTCGCGTGGTGAAGCGGATGTGTGGTTGGGCAACGACTCGTACAAGTTGGCGTTGTACACTTCCAACAATGTATTGGTGTGGACGGTTGACAGCATTTTGTCTGCCGAGGCACTTGTGGCAATCGCGCAAAGCGCACTGTCGCTACCCAGCGGATCTTCGCAAGTAGGCTTCCTGCAAACGGGCACTGGGTCTGTAGCTACCACCGTGCAATCCAAATTGCAAGAAACGGTAAGTGTCAAAGATTTCGGGGCTTATGGTGATGGAACGGCAGACGACACTCTTGCTATCCAAACCGCGCTGAACAGCGGTGCAAAAATTGTGTACGGTGTTCCCGGGGCGACGTACATTGTAAACTTTTCGGGTACGAAAGTTGTCAATAGCACTGCTCAACGGTATTGTTTGTTGATTCCCACTGGCGTGGTGTTTGATCTTTGCGGATCAACTATTAAAGCTGCCAATGCGAGCAACGCAAGCCCGGTCATGCTTCACAACGTGACGGATTCTGGTGTAATCAATGGCGTAATTGATTGCAGCAAAGCCGGCCAAACCACGCCCGCGACTGGTGAAATTGGTGGCATTTACGCGTTTGGCTGCACGCGACCAATTATTGAAAAAATCAGAGCAATTAACTGTCGTCAATACGCAGGTCGGTTTCTTGGCAACACTGGTGGCAGATACACCGATCTGTGGTGTACAGATAGCGATGCCGATGGTTGGAGTTTTGGCATAGATGGGGGTTTCAACGGCCACGTTGTTGACGCGTTCATTGATAACATTTACGCTGAAAATTGCACTCAAGTTTTTGGTGGTGGCTATCAAGGCAACCCTGCAATTTTCACCACCAAGCGTTGCGCCGTCGGTAAAGTAATTGGTAAGAACAGTTCTGGTGGCATAAAAATCCAAGACAGTAGCGCGGATAGTTCATTTGCGGAACTTACATTTATTGGGCCGACAAATGGCGGTTTGAACAGTGGTGTAAAAATTCAAGGCAATGGTGGTTTGCAACCCACGCGCATTAAAATTGCCATGATCAATGTTTCAAACGCTTACGGAAATGGCCTATTCATTACAAATTCAGCAAGTGTGGAAATTGCTCAATACCACGGTTTGAGCAACGGCACTGGTGTAGGATCAACCGGAAGTGACAAGTACGATATTGAGATTAACACACCTACGGGTGGCCAATTGATAATTGGGGCAGTTGATTCGGAATTGCCTGGTACGCAATGTGCGCGAATTGGCGGTGTGGGTGTTTGCAAGATCGACACTTTCTTTGGTAAAAACCCCACCGGCATTGGCTTGCAAAATACCAGCAGTGGTGAAACCTATATTGATGATTTGCGCATCAATGATAGTGGGTCAACAATGACTTACGCTTTTCGCGCAAATGCTGGCATTGGTCGTATTCGGTCACTTGTGACAAACAAAGCAAGCAGTACAACCCAAAGCCGCGTGACAGTAGATGCTGCGTTGTACAACTGGACAATTGACAGCATTCGACTCGGCAGTGCTGATGTGCTAGAGGGCGTGGTTCAGCTCACAAACACTGCAACTTCCACTGTTGTGGCCAATGGGCATATTTTTCGAGAATATGTTGGTGGAGCCAGTGACTATTTCCAACCAATTGTGCAAATTCTTCCGATGCAAGCCACAACAGCGGCATTGGGTCAAATGCGGGTTGTGGCCACAGATGCCAGCACCGGAACTGGGTTTACTATTAGATGGGCAACCGCCGCAGGCGCAACTGATTTTGTTGTGTGGAAAGTCCTTGGTTGGAAAACACTTAGCCGTCCATTCGCATAATGAACCTACCCATCATCCCTCAAGATAAAGCCAACCACGCCGTCTACGGCGCGGTCATCTTCTGCGCCGTGTTTGCATTGGCGCACCAGTTTGTGCCGATCTACCAAGCTCACATCGCAGCTGCCGCTGTGATGCTGGCGGCGTTTGGTAAAGAGGCCGCTGACCGTTTGGCGAACTGGCGAGCGGCGCGTGCTGGCTTGCCAATGCCCCACGGTGTTGAGATGATGGACGCCGTAGCTACTTGTGCCGGAGGCGTGCTGGCGGCGCTGCCGATGATCATTCTGGAGTACACATGACCGTTAGCATCAAAGTCTTGGTTCCGGCCAAAATTGCCGAGAACACACAGACGACCCAGTACACCGCCAGCGGCGTGACTGCGATCATCGACAAGTTCACCGCGACGAACTACAGCGCGGCGGCTGCGACGATCAGCGTCAACCTGGTAACCTTGGCAGACACCGCCGGTAACCAGAACTTGATCGTCAAGACCAAGACGCTGCAGGCATCCGAAACGTACACGTTTCCTGAGTTGGTGGGGCATGTGTTGGCGCCTGGCGGGTTCATCTCTACAATCGCCGGCACGGCAACAGCCATCAACATTCGTGCAAGTGGGCGTGAGGTAACGTGAGCGAACTATTGACCCGGGAGTCCCACGCGCCAGCGTTGGATTTCATGCGCGCAAAAGTTGACGTTCTTCAGCAAGAACTGTCAAAGTTGCCGCAATATGAGCCGGAAACGCGGCATTTCTTTCACGGCGGTATGTACTGCCGCGAAGTGTTTCGACCAGCGGGTGTGTTGATTGTTGGCGCGGTTCACAAGAAAGAACACTTTTACCTTGTTGTTTCGGGCACAGTGGCGATTACCAATGGCGAAGGTCATGTGCAAGAGGTAGCGGGTCCGCGTTTGTTTCTGAGCAATCCAGGGACAAAACGAGCGGTGTACGCAATTACAGACGCGCTGTGCATGACGTTCCATGCCACAGATGCTGTGTCCGTAGAGCAGGCTGAGAAAGAATTGGTCGAAGCAGACCCCAACTCAATGTTCAGTGTGGGCAACCGCATCAAACCGCAAGAGGTGCTGTCATGACGTTTTTTGTAGCGGGTGCAATGGTTGGCTCCGCAGTCATTGGTGGTGTTGCATCCAACCGCGCCGCTAAAACGCAGGCCGGCGCCGCACGGGACGCCGCTAATGCGCAACTGACAGCAAGCCGCGAGGCCAACGCGCTGCAGCAGCGCATGTACGAGGAGGGAACTGCTCGACAGCAGCCCTTCTTGCAAGGTGGCACCGAGGACTACAACCGCCTTCGCTCGCTGATGAGCGGGGGGCCGGAAGCATCGCAGCAGTTCCTGCAGATGGACCCGGGGTACGGGTTCCGGTTGTCGGAGGGCATGAAAGTGTTGGATCGCCAGGCTGCGGCGCGAGGCGGGCTGATGTCAGGCGCGGCGCTGAAGGCGGCGCAACGCTACGGGCAGGACTACGCGTCAAACGAGTTCGGCAACGCTTACAATCGTCTTGCGGGACTGGCGCAGATTGGCCCATCCGCTGCCGGTGTGATGAACACACTCGGTCAGAACTACGCTACCGCTACGGGTCAGAACCTGATGGCTGGCGGTCAAGCGGTAGGTCAAGGCTACATGAACGCGGGGGCTGCGCGAGCGTCGGGTTACATTGGTGGCGCCAATGCCATCAGTGGTGGTTTGGGACAGTACCTGAATTACCAGCAAAACCAAGCGTTGATGAATAGACTGCTGCCACCTGCTACCAGCACGCCGTACATGTCTGGGGGTGGGTACAACCCATCATTTGATTACAATGGGCCTGCCATGCCTGGCATGCCTGGCCCATAAGGAACAACCATGCCGCTTGACCCAGTCATCGCTCAAGGGTTCCGGGGCATTGAACTCCAGAACCCTCTGGATGCCTACGCCCGCGTCCAACAGATCCAATCCGCGCAGCAGCAGAACGCGCTGTCTAGGTATCAACTAGGCGCCGCGCAGCGTGACGAAGCGGCGCAAAACGCTTTGAACCAAGCGTATCAAGCCGCGTACAACCCCGACACCGGGGCTTACGACATGAACAGGCTGCGCGGTGAGGTTATCCGTGGCGGTGCTGGCGCAAAGTTGCCCGGCATCGAAGAAGGAATGAGCAAGCTGCGAACTCAACAGTTTGCGCAGGGCAAAGCCGAAACCGAATTGGCTGACGCCAAGCTGAAGCAAGCGCGTTCATTTCTGGACACGATCAACCCTGCGGACCCCAACGCTCCGCAACAGTACATTGCATGGCATGAGGCTAATCACCGCGATCCGGTGCTGGGGCCGTTGCTTGCTTCTCGCGGCATTACCGCAGACCAAGCGCGCGGGCGCATCATGCAAGCCATTCAGCAAGGCCCGCAAGCGTTTGCGCAGTTGGTCACACAATCTAAGCTGGGCACTGAAAAGTTTATTGAACTGAACAAACCCTCGACGCAAGTCATTGACCAAAGCGGGCAGCGTCAAATTGTTCAGATTCCGGGATTGGGCGGCGCGCCTACCACTGTTGGCACCTACGCCGATGTGCCGTTGCCCGCCGACGTAGCCGCGCAAAAGGTGGCTACTGCGTTGGCTGGACGACCACAAGTCACCGTTAAGTTACCTGAGCAAGAAAAAGAGGAGCGCGGCGCCAGAGGTAAGTTGCTTGTCAAACAGTACGAGGGTGTTTCGGAAACAGCACGACTCGCAGGACGCACGCTGCCCGCGTTGGAAACACAAGAGCGGATTCTGGATAGCGGCTTCAAAACTGGGTTTGGCACTGAAGCACAAAAAGCCGGCGCGTCTGTGCTGGCCGCATTGGGCGTGCCAGAAGCCGGCAAATTTGCAACCGACGCGCAGACGTTCTTGGCGGCTACGCAGCAAGCAGTGCTGCAGCGTCAGCTTGAGCAGAAAGGCGCGCAGACCGAGGCGGACGCGGCCCGTATTACGCAGACCGGCGCGCAGCTTGGTAACACGCCCGACGCCAATAAGTTCATTGTGTCGGTGGCTAAAACGCAACTCAAACGCGACATTGAGCAGCGCAACTTCTACGACAAGTGGTGGAAAGAGAACAAGACCTACGATGGTGCGGAAGATGCATGGCTGACAGGTCAAGGTGGTAAGTCCTTGTTTGACTCGCCAGAACTCAAGAAGTACGTTGCAACGGCAAAACCTGCTTCTGCAGCTCCCGCCGCGCCCCTGGGCGCAGTGCAATTCTTGCGCAGCAACCCCGGTACAAAAGCACAGTTTGACGCAAAATATGGCGCAGGCGCTGCCGACCGCGCGTTGAAAGGTCAGTGAATGGCTGCCAACCCGTACGACCAATTTGATGNNATCCCCGGCCCCCGCGTACAGAAACAAGCCTCAACGATGGACATCGTCACTAGCGCGCCGTATCGGGCGGTTGCTGGTGCTGCGGACATCTTTCTGACGGCGCCGCAGAACGTCGCCAATCTTGCCAAGATGGGCTACGGCGCAGCGGCTACGGCGATGGGGCGCCCGGATTTGGCGCCAGATGTGACCGCGCCTCGGCAGCCAGTCGCCGAACTATTCCAGCGCGTCGGGCTTATCCGTCAACCGCAGGGCGAAACAACACCGTTCCAGCGCGGTTTGGATGTGGCCATTCAAGGCGCCACTGGCGCGCTGATGGGCGGGGCTCCTGCGATACGCGCAGCAGCGTCGACACTGGTTGGCCAAGCCCGCGCTGCTACCGGTATGGCTACTGTGGGGGCTGGGGCCGGGGCTGCCGGGCAGGCCGTCACTGAAGTGACCGACGAACCGTTGTATGGCGCCGCCACATCAATGGCTGTGCCAGGCCTTGCGATCAGCCGCGCCCAAGCCCGACAGGCTGCGCTGCAAGCCGATCAGCAGCGCAACGCCGTGCGAGATCTGACAATTCGGCAGGCGCAGCAAGAAGGCTATCTGACCACGCCCGGCAGCGTAACGCCCAGCGCGCAAAACGTCATGATTGAGCGCATGGCCGGCAAGACACGCACGCAACAACAAGCTGCTGTGCAGAACCAGCAAGTCACTGAGCGACTTGAGCGGCGGGCCGTAGGTATCGGCGAGAACGACCCTTTGACGCGCGCCAGCATGCGCGATATTCGCACCCAAGAACACCAGCACCGTTACGAGCCGTTAAACCAGAGCGGAAGAGCACACGTCTGAACTCCAGTCACGTTTCGGAATCTCGTAAGTCGTCTTCTGCTTGAAAAAGACAACGGATAGCAGAGGACCATGGGACAACGACGGGCAGAACACAACGTGACCCGGGAGGCCAGGACGTGCACAAACA